TCAGCATCAAAACATATAATTATATCTACACCTAATCTAATCAGTAATTCTATTTGATAAGATGATAATTCTTTACCACCAGTTGCAACAGAATTCTTATATCCATAAGACCAAAGTTGCATTACCCCTTTTTCTGCCTCAACTACATAAACTTTACCTGCTTGCTTTATATATGATATAGTTTTATGTAATCCATATAAAATTCTTGATTTAGAACATGGTTCTAAATACATATATTTAATATCATCATCACCTAATTTTTCCTTAAATAATCTACCCTTTACCCCTACAAGATCACCAAGTTCTGAATATATTGGTATGGTAATTCTATTAGTACACTCATCATATCCTATACCAAATTCTTTTTGTGTATTATAATCAATATTGTCCTTGTAAAATAAATCATTAACATATGGTTTATAATAATTTAATATATTTTTTGATATTGGTTTTAATGGTTTTTCTTGTTCTTGAATATTCCCACTTTGCATTTCATATATCATTTTAGTGATTAAAAGACTTTTGGGAATATTTTCATTAAAATCATGGTAATAATCTATGCCAATAATATTACATATGTATTGTAACGCTTCTATAAATGTAAATTGTTTATTATAGCACACTAAATCAATTAAATCTGTTGGTCTATTATGTTTAACCATTTGCCTAGTATAATTTGTACATGACAAATATTCATTTTTTCTTACCACAATAGCTTTAGTATTATCCCCATCAACATTTCCAGCAGTCCAATAACCACTAGAATGATATATTATATGATGACAACCAATTTCTTTTAAAATATCTTCAACTAAATTATTATCTAATATGTATTCTTTAAGTTGTGCTACATCCATTGTTCACACACCCTTTAATTTTTCTTAATTAAATAACCAACTTCATTCCATACATTATAATCAAGATTAATTTCAAATAATGGAATATAATCTTTATTACCACCACGATTTTTATCCACTTTTATTGCAAAATACGTTTTATCATATGATAAATCATTTGCATATGGTTCTCCCCAATCATCTAATGATATATATTGATATTTGTGATATTCTGATGGATATATTCTTTTACCAAGCATTAATATATCTGCAACATGCTTAATATTTTTACAATTAGCTATATTATTACTACTTAATTTAAATATATCATCAAATACAGTATCATCTGTTAATTGAAATACTGCCCAGCAAAACATATCTATTTCTTTCATTAATTCTTTTATTTTTGTTGCAGTTTGTTTAATATTTTGCCAATCGTCTGTTCTAAAACCTTTTAATGTATCATATCCAGCATATTTAATTCCATAAATCATACGATGTTTTCTAAATTCAAACTCCAATCTCTCATCAGAATAATCATCACCTACATCCATAAAATATAATTTACCCTCTGTTTGAGAATCAATCCATTGCGCAACTTTCATTACATAATTAAATTCATCAGATTCATTTTCTATCCGTTTAATATATTCTTCTTCTGATTCAATAAATTCTCCATTTTCGTTAGTTTTTCTTTCAATTACATTTCCATTTCTATCATGATAAATACCTAGCACAATTTCTCTTTCTGGTTTATATATATTGATTCCATGTAATTTCTTAAAACATGGATTGTTAATAACAGTAGTTATTAAACAATTTCTTAAATCATCTTCATCCATTTCGTTACTTAACAGCAAAAATGATTCCTTTAATACTAAAACTATATATGCAACAAGTAGCATCATATTCCTAGTCTTACCTTCATTTGAAAGAAACCCATTGAACACTACTTTTTTTGTTCTACACCCTCTAAACATTTGAGTTAATAAATCCCATGGTAACGGTAATCCCATGTCAGGCTTTATCAAAAACCCTCTTACTTGCTTTTCATTATCTTTGTTTAATATAACGCTTTCTTCTACTGCATTAATAACTGTATTAATTTTGTCTGCTTTTGCTCTAATTATTTTATATATATCTTGTGCTGTCCATTTTTCAAAATTTTTGTGATTAAGTATTTTTTGTACAGGATAACCATTTCTGTCATATTCTCTTACTAAAGAGTATTTTTTTACTATATTAAAATAGTTTTTAAAATCGTTATCATCAGCTAGATTAATCCATTGTTGTATTGTTTTAAATCCTTTATATCTTTTATATGTACGCAATCTTTCTTCATCTTGACTCATAAAAATATTTATTTTGTTTTCATCAAGGGTTTGTGCAAATGTAGTATACATTAATTCAAACATATCATAAAAAAATCTAGTTGTTTCATCATAAAAATCATATTTACTACGAACAAATCTTCCGTAAGATACATATAAGTCTGGTTTTTTATATAAACTTCCAACAAAGCATATCTCTGCTTGTATATTATAAGGTTCTCTAATTTCAAATTCATTTTCAGCCAATATATCACCACCTTATTAACTTATTAAAATAATTCATCTAAAAGTTGTTCTATATCATCTTCATTTTTTTCACTTGATTGAATTTTCATATCACTTATTTTCTTATAATCAATCTTTTCTTTTTTCTCTTGTTGTTCTTTACGAGATTGTTCAGCTAAGATTTTTTGTTGATTTAACCATGTCAAATAACTATCATATTTATTTACCAATATAGACAAGTCGTAATTTAGTCTTTGCACCTTATCCATTTCCTTGCCTTTTCTTTTGTTGTTATCATAAATTTTATTTAAATTAGTAATTTGTCTTTTCCACATATCATATAAATGTGCAGGTGGAATACCAACCGACATTCCGTTTAAACCACCTTTATATATTTTATCAAGCTTAATCCAAATATAGCTTGGAACTATCGCTAAGTCATATGTACTTATAATAAATCTATAAACATCATCTTTATCAAAATATTCATTAATACTTTCTTTTGCATTTTGCTCATATTCACCAATATTGTTTAATGCATTAATCCATTTTTTTATTTTCCGTTTACTTAATTTTAACTCACATAACTTTTTAAAACATTCTGTATGATAATATTTGTTTTCAAATAAAACCACATCTTTACATTCATTTCTATATATAATTATATTTGAACCATTTTCATTAACACATTCTCCACAAATTCTCACTACACTTCTTTTCAATAATTTATCACCTCTTTAGGAATAATGGGGTGTTTCCACCCCATTTATATTATTAATTATTACTAATAATTTCCCAAACTTGATGTAAGATACTAATATCATTTACAGTCTTAAAAGCATCAGGAAGTCCTTTTTCTTTAAGCGTATTTCTTATATTTGTCTTTTTAACAGGATCAGTAATTGACTTTAGTTTTGACATAATTTTATTCTTAATCTCTGTTATTTCATTTTCATCATTGTTAGTTTTATTATTTTCTATTGACTCACCAGTCAGATTTCCAGATACACCTTCAAGAATTTCTTTTGCATATATTTCTTGTTCAATATCTACTGCCTTTGTTAAATCATTCTTTAATACAAAATTAGCTCTACTAGCTGTCTTTTCAATCACAGATTGCCATGCTAATAATGTAGGATCTTCTACAACAGTATTTCCTTTATATACATTTGTTCTATCTTTTATAATGTGCGCACAAATCTGTCCTGTTTCTTTATCAATAAATGTTCTTATTACAGTTTTTGCATTATAATCCATGCCTTTAAAACCATCTGGTATCTTTCTACCTGTGACCACACTTGTTGTTTCACCATCTGCTGTCTTGATAGTTTCCTTTTCATCTGTTTCTCTAGCGGTTACAATACAATGAACTCCAGAAGCCATTAAGTCCAATATCAAATCCTGACCTTTAAAGTTAATAGTCTGATAATCCTTTAACTCTAAACCAGCTCCTTCAATTTTTACGAGTTTTGCATCACCAATTAAACCATCCTTATCAGCCTTAACTTTATTTCGTTTCTTTGAAAATTCAATTAATCCTTGTTTTGTGGTTAAGTTTAATATAGTTGCTCCATCGATCACAATTGCATCTGCTCTAAATGGTTGTCCATCAGCATCCAATACAACTCTATCTGTTTCTTTTCCATCTTCATCCAACTCATAAAAATCTTCATTATTTTTAACTTTGGCTATGTATTGTCTTACTTCTCCAAGAGATTGTGTATATACTATGTATATATTTGCTAATTGAACTCCATTTTGTTCTAATGTTTCAAGATAGTCATCAATACTGCCTGATTCTGGATCTAAATATAATACTCTGAATGGTTTTCCATCTGGTCGCTTAAAGTATGCTAATTGCATAGCCAAAGTTGATTTACCTGTAAATGGTTCACCATATATAAGCATATTTAATTTTGACTGTGTTACAGCAGCCGATCTTGCCTTTGCCATAATTAATTTATCCTCCTATATATTGTTTAATATATTTCTTTCTGAAGAACCATGGAAAATTACCATGGCTCTTCTTCATCAACTGAATCTATATCTTTATAACTTCCCCAACCATCATCACCAGTTGCTCCAAAATCTTCTTGAGCTGATTTTGCATTCTTTATCTTAGCAATAGCATCTTCTAACAATTCCTTCTTATAAGTTTCAGTATCAATAGTTGAAGGCTTAGCTCCAGTAATTATCATTTCTCTTCTTGTAGGAGCTGTTACCTTTTCCATTGCATTTTCTTCTCCCCAACAATCATCATTTACTACTTCTGTTTCAGTAAATGTATCAAGTTTTCCATGTACTTCAATAGCTGTATATGGCTTTAAGTTCTTTTTAAATTGTTGAGCCAACTTAGCATCTGTGATGATAAATTCAGCATCTTCTATCGTTTGATATGTAACAATCTTTGCTTCAACAATATATCTTCCTGTTGGTTTATCATTTTCTTTCTCTGGATCTATACCCATAAAAATAATTGTCTGTGTAAAATCATTAACAGGAGTAAATTTTTCATCATCAAATTTAACATCATCACACAAAGAAATCTGATTTGGAACTAACTTTACATTTCTTTTTAATTCATTATTATTTCCAGTGAAACTACTGTACTCAATTTTACCTTTTACAAAAACACTTACTCCATCCTTGCCCTTTAAACAATCATTAACTTCCTTACAGGCATCAAACTCGGTTAATCTTTTCTTTTCATTAACCTGATTACCTTTGCCATCTATTATTTTTGTCAAACCAATATTAACACCAATTAAACTAAATCCTTCTCGATTAAAGGTATGACGCTGTGCCCAAGGAACTTTAACTGTTTCAGGTTTCTCACCATTCTTACCGGTCTTAGAAAAGAATACATCATCCTTTGGCATACCCTGAAGATTTACATACAATGTTTTATCTTCACAGAAAGTTATGCCAAAATTAACTCTTCTCATATCTTTCTTCGTAGATGTTTGGCTTTCCTTATAAAAACCATCTTTTTCTGTACCTGTTACAAGACCTTTTAACTGGAATACACCTTTTGTTTCAGGTAAATCAAATAATCTTTCCTTTGCCATTAATTAATCATACTCCTTTTTTAATTGTTTTATATATTATATTTTAAATTAAATGAAAAACTAATTTTATCAATTACCAATTCCAAAAAGGATATGGATCAAACATAGTATCCCACTTACCTTTTCTAATAACTAATTTACCATTATCATTAATAAACTTAATATCAGGCATTTCGCCAGTTTCTTGCTTGTACTTTTCGATTGCCTGATTTACAAGATCAACACAATCAGTAATCCATTTCATGCCTCTTTCCTTAGCTTCAGCCTTTCTTTGCTTTTCTTCTTGAAGCTTGCGTAATCTTTCTTCTCTCTCCAATCTCTTTTTTTCTAATTCAGCTTCATATTCGTCACGCTGTCTAATAAGATCTTCATAATTAGTTCCTTCAAATTCCTTTCCATCATTAGCATAAATCTTAATAATATCTCTCTTATTCATTATGTATACCTCCTTTTAATTTGTTTATTGTTTAATATATTATATATTACTTCTTTTCTAAGCAAAATACTACCTTCTCGCCCTTCTTGTCAATTTCAATTGTCTTAATTCCAGTTGCTAAATCTCTTTCGCTTTCATCCATTTTAGATTTTAGCAAATCAAGCAGTTCATCAAAATCCATATAAACATTTAATCCCTTTACATTTACCATTATACATCCCTCCTTATAGTTTAATTTAATCTATGTTAAACGGTTGAACCGTATTGTTTTAATAATTTTCATTTAATATATCTTCTATATAGTGCGCTGTGTCACCAAATAAACACCCAACATCTATAGCATCATCATTATCTGATTGCCATAATTTATCACTAATCTTCTTTAATGTATCTCTTGATAATTCTAATGCAGCTCTTTCCTCTGGTGTAAATCTGATTCTTATATCTGTTGAAATTGAAATATTCAAAGCATCACCCCCTATTACCAACTCTCCCATAATTCAACTATTTCATATCCTTTGGTTAACACATCAGTGTCATATTCATCAATTATATCATCCCAATCTTCATTTAAAATCTTCTTTCTTGCTTCTTCTTCGTTTTCTGCATTTACATAACCTTTATATAATTGATAACCATGAGCTAGTAAAAATCCGTATATGTTCATCTATTCACCTCACTTTCTTGATTAAATATTCTTTTCATTTACTTAATTAATTCACTAGGATCAATAATTAACTGTCCATCCCCACTAACAACAGTACTTAACTTACCATTCCACTTATCAATATACATCTTATACAAAATTTCTTTAGTTAAAGATTTACTAAGCAATTCATTAGCTTCTTTCTCTGCCTGTGCTTGAATAATCTTAGTTTCAGCCTGTATTTTGGCGGCATCCTGTTCAGCCTGTGCGGTAACAGTCTTTTGCTTAGCTTCTGTTTCAGCCTTTAACAATTCTTGTTGTGCTATTTCTACAGCTTTCTTCGCCACTGCTTCGGCTTCAATTGCTCTTTCAATTGTTTCTCCTGCATCTGTATCTACAATGGTAACAGAATAAAAAGTAATTCCATATTTAGATAGTTCATTTGCTAGGTCAGTCTGTAATCTGTTATATATCTCTGGTCTTTTATCACCAAGAGCATCAATTACATTATAGTCTGTAGTAATTAATTCAAATACTCTTTGTACTGTTGGTGAAATTAACACAGATGACATATTATCAAGTGTTCTAAACTGCTTAAATATTAAGAAAACATTTGATGAATTTACTGCATACTTAATATCAATTACACTTGTTATATATTGACTATCGCTTGTTTGAGTATATATACCATTTAATGTTTGTGTCTGTACTTCTGTACTAATCTTATAAACTTTAGCAAACGGATTTTTAATATGTACACCTTCTGACAAAGTATCTTCGCTTACACCAGTAAAAGGTGAATATAAAATGCCAACTGAATTAGCAGGAACTACTGTAATAAATGATGGAATTATGAGAAGTAAAGCAAATAAAGATAACCATTGAAGTTTATTAAATCCCCACTTATATACAGTTCTTGTATGAGTTTCTCCCCATTTTGTATAAGTTTCTGTAGTCTTGTTTAAAAATCCTAATCCAATGAATATTAATACTAATATAAAAATACTAAATATAATCCAACCCATTATTTAATCTCCTCTCTTTATAAAATCTACATTTTATACCACTTCATAATCGCCATGCTACACTACATCTGGAGCATTTTCTATTCCGTCATAGTCTTTGGTAATGTTTCTTCTATGATATCCTCAAGCAAGGCAAAAATTATAGGATTTTGAAATTTATAAAACTGCTTAACCCTATACTTATTTACACTGCCACGAAGAGTATGTAATCCATGTCTTTTGCGTTTATTATTGTTCCAATGTAATGGATCGTTATAAAACTGTTTCTTTTCAATTAAATATTTGTTATATTCTTGATTACAAAGTTGTTTTAATTCATCTTCTTTTCTCATATTTACCATCCCATAATCCCATAAACCATACTATAAAATAACAGTTTTATATTATTCATTCATTTCGCTATTTAACCACTCAATAGTATGATCTAATGCTTCATCATAATCATAGTATCTTTGGCTATCAGGACAAACCCAATAAGTTTCATAATAGTCTTGCCATTCTCCATCTAATCCTTCATCCCCTATATTTATATCAATTGAATGTATTAATAATTCAGCTATTTCTTCAACTGGTAATTCTCGTATATATTGAATGTTTGTAATTTGTTATCACCTCTTTCTAATTCATGAAATATCACTTTTATGTTATTAAATACCATATATTCTTACCACTATACATATTGATAATGTCATTATAATCTCCAACATTTTCTCTTGTAATCTTTACAAAATCTAAATCCTTAACATCATCAAATTTTAAATTTCCATGTCTATTCTTTACAATCTGAATTGTGTTTTCTTTTTCAACAACCAAACAACTTACTACATTAAACAAAAAATTTGATACATTGAATTTTAAATTTTTCATATTAATCTCCTTTCTTAATCAAACCTCTATTTCATTACATCTGATACCCATATTTCTGTTCTTTTAATTATTTGTTCTTCTTTTATTTCTTTATGTTGAACTAGACCACACCAATTACACTTTCGATTATTTTGGTCTATATGTGTAAATCTATTTTCATCATTATCTAACCAGCCTTTATGACTTCTATCCCAAATACATCTGCCAATTTTTATGTAATTATTCCAAAACCAATCTGTAATATCTATAACTGTCTTTTTATTATTCCAAGGATTAGCAAAAACAGTATATTTGTTTCGACTATAACCCAAAATCGTTCCCAATAAATTACCATACATCCAATCTATATAGCCTTTAAATTCCCCATTATTATAAGTTTCCCTTTCTGTAACTCCAATCCATATATCTCCAATGTTAAAAGTATTTTCATCAAATGGTACATCTACTTCATAAGTTTCTTTTGTTTCATTGTTCCATTTTAATTGCGTTGATATATAATAAACATTACACCCATTAGGATAATTGCGTTTTAAAAAGTTATAAAGTTGTATGCTATATTTATCTGATTTTTTATCTTTCGGCTTAATCAATTTAATATCCATGAATTATTTACTCACCCTTTCTGCATTATAAAATGCCTCTTTCATTATTAATTAATGCGCTGCCATATCAGCTTCATGCAATAACATAATATCATTAAATAATTTGTCTCCCCAAAGTTTTTTATACTTCATCATTTGTTTTTTACCGCT